TTCACCTCCGCGCCGGTGGCACTCGCGAACGCCTGTGCCACCTGACCGTCACCGCGCATCGTCTTCCCCGACTCGTCCGTCATCAGCCCGCCGTCCGGGCGCACCAGCACATCCACCGGGTCACCCAAAGTCGGGTCCCATGTCACCTTCAAGAACCCGGCGCCGCAGATCCGCGCCCACTCCTGCGCCTTCAGGTCATGCTTGCGCATGTTCAGGTTCTTCCACTGGTAGCGCATGATCTGCTCCGCCAGCGCCGACGCGTTCACATCCTCGTCATCGCCGGACTGCGGGGTGGCCAGCCACACCGGCCGCGTCTTCAGGAGCTTGGCCAGCTCGGTGCGGACGATGCCGGTGACCCGATTCTCCGTCTCGGTGATCCGACCGGGGTCCGACAGGCCACGCGGCTCGACGAGGCGCTCGCCGGCGAAGGCCAGCCACTGACGGCCCTGATAGAAACTCAGTGACATCAGCCACTGCGGCTCGATCAGCCGCCGCGCCGCCTTGGCCTGACGATACTTCTCGTCCAGCCGTCCCGTCAGTGTCTTATCGTCGGTACTAGCCATTCAGGTTGTACTCATCGCCAATGCGGATCTTCCCCACCGTGCTCAGCCCATCGTCCTCCCGGTCCGGCGGCTCCGACCACGCCACCGCGCCGGCCACCGGCAACAGCTCCGGCCGCTGAATGCGATCGGCCAGCACCCGGCGCTCCTGAGCCGCCGCCCGCTCGAGCGACCGAACGTGCCACAGGAACAGCGCCACCACGGCAACCAGGGCGACGGCCTCGATGCCGGCGACCACCGTCATCAGAACCCAACCCCGATCGTCACCAGGCTCCCCGCCCCATCGCGGACGAACCCCCCCGAGAACTGCTCGCTGCCCGCCAGCGGCCCCGCCGCATCCACCAGCGTCACCAGCCGCCCCGCCGCGTCGCGCATGAACCCGCCGGAGAACGCGGACGCCCCCGACGTGACCACACCCAACCGCCCCACACTGTCACGCACGAACCCACCCGACATCTGCTCCGTCGCCGTCAACGCTCCCCCCGCCGACGTGTAAGTCAGAAGCCGACCGTCACCATCGCGGACGAACCCACCCGAATACTGCTCCTGGGGTGACAGTGCACTGTTGGCCGTCTCCGTCACCGTCACCAGCCGCCCCTGCGGATCGCGGACGAACCCGCCACTGACGCTCTCGTTCGCCGCCAGTGACATCAGCCCGCCACCAGACCCTCGGCGACCAGGGCGCGCAGATGACCGTTCTCCGCCTCGAACCGGTCGCGGTCCGCCATCACCTCGCGGATCTTCGCCAGATGCGAACGATGCAACGCCGGCTCGAACGCCAGCACCTCCGCCGCCTCCCGGACACACGACTCGCACAGACACAGCCGGTTGAGATCGGCGATCACCGCCTGCGAGCCCGGATCGCGCAGCCAGCCGCGATCCCCCGGCATCCCCAGGTCCACGAACGCCGTCTCGCCGTCCGCCCCGCGCAGACACCCCGAGCAGAACGCCGGCTTCGGATCGGCCAACCGGGCCCGCCACACCGGGTACGACACCTCGTCGTCCGCCCTCATGACCGCGCCGCCATCAGCGCCGCGAGCTGCTGCACCGCCCGCCCTCCGCGCCCAGCCGGCGGCCGCAGCGGCGTGGGACCGCCGACCATCCGAAAGCCGCCGAGGGCAGGCACCGGCGCGATCGGAGCGCCCCCCGTCGGGCGCAACCCCGGCGGCCGCGGGCCCGGGCGAGCCCGCGGCCCACCCGGAACGATCACCGGGCGCCCGTACGGCTGAATCGTAAATGACACCGTCACACACTCCCTTCACTCACTAGTCCCACTGGCCAGGCCCATAACCACTACTCAACACCTTCGAGCGCTTCCCCAACCGCGCCACCCGCTCCATGTGCGCCCTGAGCATCCGCTGCTGCACACTCAACCGCTCCGGCTCCCGCGGACGCTCCGGCGCCAACGGCCGTTGCATACACACATACCGCAGGGCATCCAGGAGATGATCATCCTTCTTCACCGGCTGCTCCTTCGCCTCATGCTCCACCCGCCCCGTATCCTTCACCCACCGGTAGCGCTTGAACTGCCCCAGCAGCTCCGGGCAGTTCGCCGCCACCAGCAACCGGCGCGCATCGATCCGCTCCTTCACCCGATTGATCCCCGCCGCCACGGCATTCTGGCCGGGGACCGTGTACACACCGTGCTCGGCGAACTCCGCCTGGTCACTGCGCCCCGTCTGCGCATTCTTGTTACGTGACGCCGGATCGATCACCGTCCAGTTCACCCGCAGCGGCACGACACTACCATTCGGCTTCCGGTACCCCCAGCGCAAATCGCGGCGCTTCATCTCATCGCACGCCTCACGCACCGTCGCCCCCCTGAGCGCCACCTCATCGAACACCACCAGCGTGTCATCGAAATCGAGATAGCAGTACACCACCGCCAGCATGTGACGCCACCCCGGATCGACCCCCCGGAACACCTCCGCCCCCGGCGGCACCCGATCGATCTCCGGCACCGTCTCCGGCAACTGGGGATAGATGCGACCGGAGAAGCTGACGAACCGCCCGGACTTCCGCGCCTCACGCTCCGGCCCCGAATACTTCAAAAGCTGCCGGCGCTTCCCCGCCTCCGACAGGTGCGGATTGTCATCCATGTCCACCACCACCACCCGCATCTCCAACCGCGCCTCCGCCTCCACCGCCGAGCTCTCCGCCACCGCACGCTCCCACGGCTCATACATCTGGTCATACAACCACGCCATCCCCGAGAACGGCGTCAGCGCAAATATCTCCTCCCCGTCATAGTCAACCAGGCGCATCGCACACTCATTACGCACCTCCAGCCTGGGCTCCTCGTCATAAACGACCCGGTGCAACGCCACCCCACCCAGCTTCTCCCGATCCTGCTCAGACGAATTGAACTGCACCCAGGAACCATTGCGGAACCTGAGCACACGCTGCACCTTGTCCCACGCCTGGTCAAACGACTTCCCCCGGAACTGACCGCGAGGACACCACTCGCGAATCTTCTCGTGAATCACCCCATCCAACGTCGACGTCAGATCCGGCGTGACCACCCTGACCTTCACCGGCGGCTCCCAGCGCTTGAACGCCTGCAGATGCTCCGGCACCGCATCACGATCGATCACCTGGATCAGCGTGTCGAGAATCGCCGCCGTCGTCTTCCCCGACCGATTCCCCCCGAAGAACGCCCGGACCGGCGGGAACGACCCATCCGCGGCCGGAGCATGAAACCGCAGCTGCTTCTCATGCAGCCGGACCGCGAACATCGGGTTGTTGTACTTCAGCAGCGGGTTCTCCCGCAGCGAACGCTCCAGCACCTCGAGCTGCTCACGGACCGCCTCGCGCTTCTCCTCCGGCAGAGCCTCCAGCCTGTCCAGGTCGACGGCCAGGCCACCAAGGAAGGATGCTGCCCCTGTCGTCGCCGTTGACGTTGTCATTGACGTTCCCCATCCCAAAATAAAAACATGCCGTTCCGGGTGTTCCGCCCGGCCCGGAACGGAAGCCCCGGAGGAGCGCTGCCGCCTCGCGCTCGCCTCGCGCGCGCGCGCGCGCTTAAGGCCTGGGTTAGCGATGATGAAACACCAACACCACACATGTTTTTAATTCTTGGGAAGGGAACGTCAAAGACGTTGCCTTCCCATTTGTCGTTAAGTAGGGCCAAAGGCCCTACAACCGCGCGCGCCTGCACCGGCGCAGGCCTGAGCGCCCGCAGGCGCGCGTCGCGCGCGCACGCGCGGAACGCACCGGATTTTGGGGGGGCGGGTGAGAGGCCCAAAAATCCGGGAGCCGTACGGGGTGCGGGACTCCCGACATTGGCGCCGCGACTGCCACCCCCGGGGGTTGGCGAAGGCACCCGAATGGGTGCCGACGGGGCCCATCGGGCTCGAGCTCGGGAGGCTATCCGGGTCGGTCGGAGGGTCATCGTGAGTGTGAGTGACACAGGGTGTGACGCGGTGGTGGCATATGCCCCCTGGGGGTAGGAAGTGTGGGTGATTTGAGACATCGGCTACGCGGCCTGAGCGGGTGCGCCGGCGGGGTCCAGGTCGAGCTCGGCCGCGCGTGCGGATGCGGCTTCCCGGGCCGCCTGTCGCTTGCGCTTAGCCTCCTGATCGGCCCGTCGACGGCGGTAGAGGTCCTTTTGCCCCGTCGTCGTTTCCCTGCTGGCTTCCAGCGCGGCGGTTTCGGGCAACCACCGCAGGATGTACGCAGCGCGACTGAGCCCCAGCCTTTCAGCGGCAGCGTTGATGCGCTCCAGCGTTCCGTCGTCCGGAAGGGTCACTTTGATCTCGATTGGGATGGGGATTTACGGCCCTTTACGGTCGTGGTTTACGGGTAACTACTGTTCTTTGACACATGAGTCTTGACACGTCTTGACATCTGCCGATATAGTGACTACTAGAGCGGTCAGGAGGCCGCGCTTATCACTCACTAAGAAGGGGTGGAGACCGTGACGGATGGGTTACATCGGCGTGTCAGATGGGCTAGTGTGGGTGCGCCGAAGTCGGCGGTTTTGTCGATTCGGATTAGTGAGGACAATTTGGAGGAGATTCGCGATCTGGCGTGGGAGGCGGGCCTATCCCAGTCGGATTTTGTTGTGGCGAAGTGCCTGGGCTCGGTTGGCGATGATGTTTCGCGGGTTCGGGTGGTCGAGGCGGAGGGGCATGTGTCGCATACGCATACGGTGGAGGAACGGGCCGGTGAGGATGGTTTGTGGGCTCGGATTGCCGAGGCGAAGGAGTTGGTTGCCGCGGAGCCCGTGCCGGAGCCGGCGCCATTCGAGCCCGAGCCGGCGCCCGCGGCCGTGGCCGTGGCCGATGAGCTCGCGGGGCTCGAGCCGCGGGGCTGGCGGTAGTACGCGATAACGCCCGGTCGCATGTCTACCTGGGAGGCCCGCCTTGTGCGGGCTTCTCGCGTTTCTGCGCCTGAACCCGATTCAGTCGAAAAGTCCGCTCTGTGCGGGCTGTCCCGTGATTTAGAGCGCACGGGGGGATAGAGCCTGTCACCGCGTACGAGGGCCGCCTGCTACATAGCCCTGTCTCACGTTTTTCACGGGGAGACTTGAGGCGACAGTGTACCTGCCGCGCCGTGGGTTCGGCAAGGGATTGGGCGAGGGGTTACGCTTCTTGAGGCGGGGTATCGGGTCGGTCGGCTCGAAGTGGCGGGGTAGCTCGGCAGCCTCGATCGGCCCGCCGTTGGTTTCGCGCGCGGCTCTGATCGGATTGGTGGTGTAGTCGCCGCGGTTGGCGCCGGGGTCGCCGGCGAGGTAGTGGACGATGCGGTCGGGGGCGAGCTGGATGCGGACGAGATGCCCGTCGGGCTCGGGCTCTACCTCGAGCACCCGGACGCGGACGTTGCTGTTGCGGCGGTCGGCGATGCCGGCGCGGGTGGTTTGCCCGGGACGGTGAGCGCGCGGCGTGCGAACCTGGACGGTGCGTCCGTGAAGCAGGAACTTGTAGGTGCCGGGTTCGACGTTGATCATCGTTTGGCCCTGGCGGCGGCGTGCGCCCGTTTGGCGGCGATTCTGGCCTGGTGGGCACGCTCTCGGCGGATCAGGTCGTCGCGTTCCGAGGCCTGGCGACTGATCATGGCCTGGTATTTGCGGTCGACGGCCTCGGGTTCGCCGCGTAGGGGCCGATCGATGGATTGCTTGCGCGGCATGCGGAGGATCTCCTTTACGCTTCGTTCGGCCGTTCTGCGGCCCTGGATGCCGGCGCGGTAGTAGCGCCCGGGTTTGTAGCTGCGGGGGGCACAGACGCGGACCGGGCGGCCTCTGAGCAGGAATCTAAGGGTGCCGGGCTCGACGGCGATCACCACGTTAGAAGTGTTGAGGGTGTGAATCCCCAGGCTCGAGCCACGTCGTAGGCATCGGCTACGTAGCGATTGATCGTCCAGAGGTAGAGATGCGCATCAGGCTCCGTGAGGTCGATCACCGGCAGCGCCATCGATCTCGTCCAGCGTCATTGTGGGATAGGCCAATGGCCGCGTCCATGGCGTGTAGCGCGGATCGTGCGAGGACCGATTCGCCAAAGTCGGCTTTCTTGCCTGGAAGTGCCTCGGGCCTGCTGCTGTTTCCCACGGCGGATCGACGACGATCGTCCGGAAGCGTGTGCTCACGTCAAGCCCCGCTTTGGCCCACTAGTGCCCGGCCGTCGTCTGCGTGCTCTTGCTGGGCCTGGAGCGCGAGGCGCGGATCTTGGCGAGTTGTTCCCGGGCCTGGGCCTGCCTTTCTGGCGTCAGGGTCGTTTGGCGAGCACGAGATCTAAAGCTGATCATGGAGGCCGGGCCTCGGAAGCGACCGCCGATGGTGGTGCCCCAGGTCAGGTCTTCGATTAGCTCGAACGCGGGGTTGTTCGTCAGCTTGGTGTAGATGCGACGCTGGTACGTGGTCACGTCGCAGGTCTCGAGCTCGTCGTCCATGATGATCACGGTCTCTCGCTCGGGCGGGGTGAGCGATTGGGTCATCGGATCCATCCTTTCGATAGTTGACTCCAGCTTGCGCCTTGGCCCATTCAGTCCACCTCGGTCGGTAGGTGCTTCTCGCGCAGCGCGCCCGGTGACCACCACTGACCGGGCGGGAAGTTGACACCACCCTGACGGCGATGCTTCCAGTGCCAGCGCAGACGACGGTAGACCGCCCGATGCCGGAACCAGCGTCCGCGACCATAAGCGCGGTCGCCGCACGGCCACGAAAGCTCTAGCACGGGTGACCGCTCGCTCTGGCTCACGGGCGTCATGGAGTGGCAATCCTCGCCGCCGTGGCAGGCGTTCTCCCAGCCACAGACCCGGCACGGGTAGATGGCGTGAGCGTCAATCTCCGGGCCGTCCGCGCCGCGAACGACAGTCAGGCTGATCCGGTAGCTGTCGTGAAACGTGTCGCCCAGCAGGAGCGCGTCAACCGCGCCGAGGCACTGATCAACGATCTTCCAGAGCACCGGATCTGAAACCACGGTAAGGCCCAGATCGCTCATGCGAACAACTCCGCTTGCAGCTCCCGGTGCCGCCAGCGCGGCGGGCATTGGCGCCCGTCGATCTCGTCCGCCATCCGCCGAGCGTCCTGAGTGCGCCGGGTGGCGCTGCCGTTGCCGTTGACGGCGATATTGGTGGAGTCGGCCGATGCGAACGGGTAGTCGGATCCGGCGAACGCGAGGCCGCGGAGCATGTGCAGCCAGCACGGCGCCGGCCCGTCGCCACAGATGGCGTTCATCGCTTCGGCCATGCGACGGTGCCAGCGCTCGTCGCCGAGCGTCGAGTATTCGCCCGAGGAGCCGATGCAGACTCGCGGGTAGCCGCGGCAGAGCCGCTCGAGGCGCTCGATCGGCTCGTGCATGTGCCAGACGGGAGCGCACTGGGCGACGGGCAGGCGATGTTTGAACCAGCGGGCGAGGAGCAGGTCGTTCTCTTCGGCGGTGCCGTCGATGACGTCGGGGATGACGCACCAGGTCGTCTGGTAGTCAAGCCACGGCCGCACCCAGTTGGCGTAGGCGTCGAGGTCGACGGTGCCGCCGGTCGTCTTCCAGATGCTGTAGGCGCCGTTGTCGAGGAGAACGGATTGCCCGATCTCGTGGCACACCTCGAGGTCGCGCGGTTCGGCGTAGCTGACGCAGAACGATCGGCCGGCGAGCTCGAGCAGCCGCGCTCGCGGCGTGAGCGGCGTGCCGTGGTGATGGATCACACCGCCTCCAGCGGGACTGTCGGCGCGACCGTCGGCGGCGTGATCGACCGGGCGATGACCCAGGTCCAGAATGTCGCGCCAGCGAACTTGGCGCAGAACTGCCCGAAGCTGACGGTGAACACGAAACTGTGGAACGCGAGCGTCGGGAACACGACGGAGTCGACGGCGGCGGCGAGCAGCGCGGCTTTGGGCGCCCGATCGGCCCACGGTTGCCAGCGCAGGGCGTGGTAAGCGACGGCTTCGCACAGCTCAGCAGCGCAGAACGCGACCGTCGACGCGAATGCGATCTGCGCGGCGTTGCGGTTCAGCCAGTAGGAGAGGGCGCCGCCGGCGGCGATCAGGAGCGCCATTTTGACGAATCGGGTGGTGCCCCAGAAGTCGGCGAGGCGGTCTCGGGTGATGAGGTCGAGGCCGATGAGGAAGAACGCGTTGGGGAGGATCCAGCCTGGTCCCCAGTGGGTGAGGGTGAGGTTGGCGGCGACGATCGCGCCGAGCCAGACGGCGACGAGGGCGGCGACCTGTAGACGTCTTGACATCGTTGCTCCTGACGTTTCGGATTGGCCCAGATGCTTCGCTCACGGGTTCGCCTCGTAGAACGCCCGGGCGAACCCCTCGGGCGTCATCGACCGGAGCGCCGCCCGCTCCGGGCTGGGCCCGAGCAGATGCATCCGGGAACCGGCGGTCGCCGGCACGGGCGTGCGGGCCGGCTCGGTGAACCTGCCCCACAGGCAGGTCAGCTTGGTGTAGTCGTCGCCGTAGTCGTTCGGGTTGAATGTCATCCTGGGTGGTCCGAGGTAGCGGCTGAGCTTGCCGTGCGGGTTCTCGAGCGCCCACCAGACTGGCTCGCAGGCGACGACGATCCGCAGGCAGGCGTCGACGACGGACAGGGCCTCGAGCATCTGCTCGCGGGTGCGGACCCACCGGGCGCCGGAGTTGGCGAACATGGTGCATGGCGGGGCGGCGAGAATGCCGTGGATCGGCTTCGCGGGCAGTTCGAGGAGCCGGACGTCCTGGCCGGTGAGCGCGTCGATCTGGATGACGTCGTAGTCGTTGTCGATGTACGGCTGTGACCATCCGCCGAGCCCGTCGCAGAGCGACAGGATCACCTGCGGGCGTTTGAGGCTCCAACCCCCGCTCTGGCCCATTTCACGGCCTCCTGAAGCAGGATGGGCATGGACACGACTCGTTGGCGAGCAGAAAAATCGCCCCGCAACCGCGACAGCGCACCGGGCCGATGTATCCCCACCACATGCTCTGGCCCAGATCAGTCACGGCCGACCGCGTTGTGGCAGATGGCGCAGTACCAGCGGCCACCGGCGTAGATGATCGAGACGCGCTTGCCGCAGTTCTTGCAGGGTCCCGTCGCCCTCAGCAAATCGGTTCGGTCGCCTTGGCCCATTAGACGTGGTCGCCTTCCCACTCGTCCAGCGTGCACCGCAGATTCGCCAACAGCTTATCCTCTGGGCCGGTGAGGGACGGCAGTTCCTCAAGCGCCTGCGGAGCTCGTCGGGGGTGGTCATGTTGCGTCATCCTCACCGCCGTTTCAGGCGGTCGCGCAGTTCCATCACGATCTCGATGATCCTCGCGATGTCGCGATCTTGGCGTTCCATGTGCGTCTCGATTCGCTCGAATCGAGCGCGATCCTCCTCTCGCCAGGCGGCCACCTCGGCGCGGTATGCGGTGATCTCGGCTCGCTGCGCGCGCCCCTCGGCGCGGTACGCGTCGATTTCGGCGTGAATCAACTCGTCTCTGTCGGCGCTCATCGGTCAAGGCCGAGGCCCGCTACCAGCGGGCCTTCCGGCGCGCGGAAGAGGCACGTGAGACTCGCAATGCCGCCTTTCGCGAGGCGGTAGCGGCCGGCGCAACGCATGCCCAGATCGCCGGGGCGACGGGCCTGACCAGAGCGCGCGTCGGGCAGATCGCCCGTCCGGACGGTCCGGGGGTCGGTCGCCCACGGTGGCCGAGCTCCACATAAGCGTCGGCTCGGGTCGGCACACGCTTCGGCCCAGATGCTCAGGCATACGCCGCCTCGATTAGATCGCGCTGCATGTACGGATTCACCGCGTAGAGACAGTCGATGCAGAGTTGGATCACAAGCCACCCATCGCCGCGCCTGCGCCCACACCGGAACAGATCGCTCGGCGGCAGCACGCGCCCGCAGTCGGAGCAGAGATCGGTTGCCTCGTTTTGGCCCAAGGGCGGTGACGAGGGCTGGGGCACCCCCCTTATCCCCTCGTCCTTACCGGGGGTGCTCCGACCGCCGCTTTGGCTCATTACGCAACCAGCTTTCCCTGGGCGTTGAACCGCTCCCAAGCATCCGTGACCGCTCGCGAGCCGGGAAACAGATCCTCGAAATGGTCGCCC